ACGTTCCGATCGCGTTCTTGAGCGCATTCTTCAGGGCCTCGACGTCCCTAAAGACATTGTTACCGGTCTTGCCAACGTCAAGTACTCGAATGCCCTTCAAATTGACGAAGCACTGTACAAGGCACACATCGAACCGTTGATGTTACTCATTGCAGACGCTCTTACCGTTGTTTATCTCCGTCCCTATCTTGTTGCAAACGGATATACTGAAGCTGACGTCGATCGAATTGTTATTTGGTACGACCCAAGTGCTGTTGCAACCAGAAATGACCGCGCATCTGACGCTGACTCTGGATTTGAGAAGATGGCAGTCTCATTTGAGACGTGGAGACGTACTCATGGGTTCTCTGATGCTGATGCACCTAGCCCGACTGAGCTTGGTCTTCGAATTCTGCTCCAAAAGGGTATGATTACGCCCGAACTCTCTGAAGCAATGCTTGCTGCTGTTGCTCCAGAGATTATCCAAGCTGCTCGAGAGGCTCAGCAGAGTCAGAGTGTCGGTCCAATGCCTCAAGACCTCTCTCAAGCGGTCCAAGGACAGCCAGTCCCAGGAGAAGTTCCTCAAGGAGCAGCTCCTACAGCTGAACAACCCGCTGAACAGCCGATTCAACTTGCTGAACCAACAACAGATGAATCACAAATCCAACAATAAGGAAAATAACCATGTACGAAGAATCAGAATACGAGCTCAGTAAGGAAGGGCTAGCAAGATTACTTGCTCATGTCCTTGCTGATACCGTTACAATTCACTATCTTGCTCACGGATACCACTGGAACGTCAAGGGACCTGAATTTACTCAGTTTCACGACTTTTTCCAAGAACTTTACGAAGATGCAGCGAGTGCTGAAGACCCCACCGCGGAAAACATCCGTAAACTTGGTTTTGACGCTCCTCACTTCCTCCTTGAGCTTGCTGCACTGAGCTGCATTGAGGTTAGGCCAGCTTCTGGTGACCCAATCGAGATGTCAGCCAACTTATATATGGCATACACCGCCCACCTTGGTAAGCTTAATGATGCTTTCACGGTTGCCAACGCAATTAACTCACAAGGAATTGCAAATTTCCTTGCTGAAAGAATTGATATGACTGAAAAGTGGTTATGGCAGATCGGAACTACAATTGGTGCCGATGTTATGTCCGTTCAGGCTCCTTTGGGAAAATCTGAGGCTGAAGTTCCTGTAAATGCAACTAACGAGGGCATGCACCCCGTAGTTGTGGAACTTCAGCCTACTGTTTTTACCAGCAGAAATGCTCTTGTTGCCGCTGGACGTCTAGTTCCTGAAGAACGAGATCTAGCTAGAGCTCTTGTTGAGATTGCCAACAAGTATGGCAAGTTTGATGAAGATCAAACAGGTATTTGGGCTGACTATCATGAACCAGAAGATAACCCATATGCTGAAATGGGAGTAAAGTGTGGAAATTGCGTTCTATACCAGGGAGGAGATTCCTGCGCGGTAGTTGCGTTCTCTGTTAAGCCAGAAGGGTACTGCCGTTTTGCCGTTATTCCCGACGGAGCCGTTGATCCCGCAAAAGCACCCGCAGGTGAAGTCAAGGGAGAGCACGAGTTTCGTCCCGGAGAGTTTGCTATTACTGCCGATGCTGAATCTGACAATGGATGCCCCCCTGCAACTCAAAGTATCCCACTCAACTTAAAAAATCGCCAAAACGCAATTGAAACTGCTAGTTACGGACCGCTAAATCCAAAAGAACCTAATGAAGAATTTTGGCAGGATAAGGCTGACCGTTGGAACACTACATCAGAAGAAGCCAAAAAGAGTATTTGCGGAAACTGCGTCTTTTTTGATCGTCGTCCCAAGACTCTAGACTGCATTGAGACTGGTCTTGCTCAAGGTGGGTCCGGAGAAAATAGTGCATGGGATTCAATTGATCAGGCGGAGCTTGGTTACTGTACCGCATTTGACTTTAAGTGCGCTGCCAGCCGAACCTGCAACGCCTGGGCAGCTGGCGGACCGATTACAGAAGATACACCAGTTAGAGCTACCGCAGGATCAAAGCCAGCACCTAAAAAGGATCAGATTAAGGGTTCTGATAAGAATAAGAAGGGCTCTGCTGCTGGCGGACGTAAAGTAACTTTTTCCAAGCAGGTAGAAACCTCGCTTAAGGACAAGGTTGAGTCACATAATAAGAGTGTCACCGCTGACTCAAAGAAGGTTACCCTTTCAATGCTTAAAGCCGTTTACCGCCGCGGTGCCGGAGCATTCTCTACTAGTCACCGCCCCGATCAGAATCGCAACTCGTGGGCAATGGGCCGTGTCAATGCATTCCTCAAGCTTGTTAAATCTGGAAAGCCAGACAATGCCAAATACACTACAGATAATGACTTACTTCCTAGTGGGCACTCAAAGAGTAGCAGAACTGCCTCGGCTATGACTGCCACTGGCTATGCCGACCGAGAGCTTTATATTGAAATTGAGGATGAGTCGGCCTACAGTACCCCAGAAGATGCTTTATATGCTATGTCTGAGTACTCTGGTCTTGGGCATGAGTCCATTCCTATTTTTAGAGCGGCATGGCGTAGAGCGGTTGCTAATAATGAGTCTCCCTTTGACCGAGCAGCCGAATTAGCAATTAATCTATATGACAGCAAAGACGCAGACCTACTTCCTAAGAAACAAACAGAAAGTGAAACAGAGTGAGCAGTTTAGTTGATGCATTTGATGCAGAGTTTGGTGACGAGCTAAATCTTAAGCACGCCATTATTGACATTCTCGAGTCAACCAGTGTTGAGACCCCCAGGGCACGCATGGTTGATGAGGAGACTCTTTTTCAAGTTGCTGAACGAGCTCTCGAGTTCTATTCTGATTTTGATAGCGACGTAAAGTTCTTTAACACCCTTCGTGAAGTTAATAACTTCATTACTCTAGCTACTCAGGGGATTACAGCTAGCGGATCCGCTAAGCACGCAGATCTTTTACCAATCTCTAACCCATATTCTAAGAAGCAAGCCGATCTTTCTTTTGATACCGTTCGCTCTCTTCAAGCTGAGTGGCTTGCAGCCGACCCACGGATTGCTTCAGATGAAGCACGTGCAATTGTTGCTGCTGTCTATGCTAGTAACCCATTCTCTATTGAACGCACCTATCACCTGACGCGCCTTCAGGCCCTTGGAGAAGGTCAAGTTCCATCAGACCTCCTAATTACACCACTCTTAGCATTTGGTGACCCTTATGCCGGAAAAAACAGCTTCTGGCACCGCGCAATGCGTGCAAATAAGCAGCGTCGTGATGACGAGGGTCAATTCGCTGAGATGGGCGGTGGAGTTCGATTTTATGGACGACTTCCTAACGGAAGACTTTTATCTATTGTTGGTAAAATTGCTGGCCTTCCTGAAAATGACCCCGAAGGTATCGATGTTGAGGTTACAGATGTTAAAGGTCTCAAAAATGGTATCTACACCATTCCTTCCAATATTTCTCACACTTTTAAAGCTATTCTCCCCGAGCACGCAATTGCTAAATATATTGACGTTCCTCCAGGAAAAAATGTCCAATACATCGACCTTGCTACGCTTCGTCGTAAGGACTTCCCAACTAGCTGGTTCGAGTCACGGTCCTCTGTAGAGGTTCCCGGTATTGATAAAATGGCTCCAAAGAAGACTTATGCAACTGGAGATGGATATAGAGCAAACTACTTTGAAAACGAGAACGAAGGACGCGCAATTGCCAAGCGTGTATCTGACGCTCGAGAAATTTTTAATTCACAGGTAATTAGCTCATCTGGTACTGACACTCTAAGCCCTGATTTCCCTGTTTACGAGCTTATTTCAACTAAGCGAGGTCAAACTGAAGTTGTTGGATACGCTCAGGACTGGGCATCCGTACAAAAACTTGCAAATGAAGAAGATACGGCGTACCCGGAGGCAGAGAACGAGCCCCTTCCAGAAGTTGATAGAGGACCAAGCCCCGTCCCACTTGACAGAATGGCACCAAAAGATGAAGAAGCTCCAAAGCCTGAAGAAGTAGACGAAGATGTTGAAAATGCTTTTGTCTCAGACCCTAGAGCTAACAAGCCCAAGAACTGGATTGAAAATCTTCCCAATGTATTTATTGATCCTTATAGCGGATATCAGGCACGTTTTGGACGAGCTCTTTTCACTATCAGTGACACGGGGGAGCCAGTACATCTAGATAACGTATTTGAAGTTACTGATTTTGCTACTAATGAAACTATTGGTGTTGTCTTTAACTGGGACGGTGTAGAAGAGTTAGTTACAGCTATTCGATCTAACCCAACTGAAATTCCAGACAATGATCTGGATAGAATTTCCCCAAAGCGTGAAGACCTAACTCCTGGGCGTGAAGAGCTAGTTGCCATGAGCGAAAAAGACCTTTCTATTAAGGGAGCAACTGACCCAATTAGTGCTGCTCTTTTCTCAACTCTACACAAAAAGTATGATCAAAAAGAGCTTACTCCTGAAATGGTCGACATTTTTGATGAGATGGCAACATCACGTGATAACTTCATCACTCAGCAGGCACGCAAACTTCTTGGTATATTCAATAAGCAGCCCGACCGAGCCGAGTCCCGTGGAAATGAAACAAGCTACGGAAAGCTCAGTGCTGCTCGACGTCAGATTATTCGTGACCTCCTTGCTGTTGTTAATTTCCCAGATAATGGAATTAAAATTGGAGGTAAAGAAGGGGTTAGTAAAAATCAGGTAGCAGATAATTACCGCAACCTATCTTTTGACTTACTTCAGGATACTATTGACGTCCTTAACTTCCTTAAAGATGGTGTTGGATCTCCAACAGGATTTGATGTACACGAACTTCTTACACCAACAGAAGAAGATAAGAATGCTATTCGACTAGTTGGTGAAGACCCAGATGCTCCTGTCACGGGAAGTAGATTTACTGCTCTTCGTAAGCTCTTATTCGCCAACCCGAACCACAGCCCAGAAATGCGACGCGCATATGATGCTATTAGGGATAATAGAGAAGACTACACAAATGCTGAAGCTCGCCGTCTCTTCTATCTGATTAATGGGACTAAGCCATCTGAAGATGTGTCCACTCCCGTAGATAATGGAAAACCTAGCGGTCCAACAAGCCCCGCTGAATCTAAAGTTGGGCAAAGAGGTCGAATTACACCTGCTCAAAAATCTCTCATTGAAAAACTACTTAGTCGTGTTGGAAATGCTCTTCCTGAAGAAAAACTGAACTCAATTAGATCTAGCTATCTTGGGTATTGGGCCCGAGAGGCATCAAATACAATCACCGAACTTCAGAAAGCAATTGGAGCTGCCCCAAACTCCTCGGCTAATAGCTCAAGCACAGCTATAACTGCTACTACTGCTAACTTAAAACCAAACTACCTTTTTACTAATATGACTCAAGAGGGTTTTATCCCTAGTGATGCAATGCTTGCAATGATTGAGTTCTTATTTGAGAACAAAGATATTTCTGCTGATGAAATTAGTCGCCTTACAAATATTATTCCAAATCAGCCTCGAAAAATAATTAAAGAAATGATTGACACCCTTCAGGCACTACCTAACCGTAAAAAGTATAGTGCAGTAGGTGTCTTGTCGTCAAACCTTCCTGAAGGCGGAAAAACAACTCCAACCCCAAGAATGCTTCGTGCCCTTGAGCGCATGCGCTTTAGAAACTTAATTAGTGATGCCGCAGAGTGGGAAGATATGGTAAAAGCCATCCCAGATATGACTCGGGAAGAGGTTTCTACTAAGTATTTAGATAAGTATAAAGAAATTGAAAATGCTCACGATAAGCATATTCTAGAGCAGTCAATTAAAAAGGGATACGAGGTTGAAGGACTTCGCAATGGTGCAGAAGGAAAGCGCCTTGTTGAAATCCCTGAAGGTTATACACCAAAGTTCCCCGGTAAGTGGCTCGGTCCAACGGAAGAAGAGATTAATAAAGCTCTAGAAGCCGGAGCACCCATCGAGGCTGTAAACGTTATTGTTTCTACGCCAGACGAAGATTCAATTATTGTCAATGATGAGTTCTTAGCTGGACAAGCTCTCCGAGCAGATCTTGCACGCCTTCGCGCTGGTATTCGTAGTGTCTTCAGTGTCTTTGCAGATTTCTATGAACTTATGCCCGATAGACTTAGTGTCGGTGCTCGTAAAATCTTGCAGGCTGCAAATAACGACTTGAATGTCATTCACTACACCATGCACCTTGGACGTCGCAACCCGCTTTTGACTCCTCGAGAATTGAATGACAGACTTGAGCAAATTGCTGAGGGGCTCCTTACAATTAGAACTGATGCTCCTGGAATCTACGGAACCCTTAAGAGCAAGAAAGCATCAGATAGGGACGCTCTCGCTAGAGCTAAATCTGCCGTTCTAGATCTTGTTGGCCTATACAAAGCTGGTATTTTTGCTGGAACCCCCGAAGATCAGAACCTTGCTTCAGAGATTGATAAAATGGTCTCTATCCCAACTCAGGTTGATAAGCCAAGAAGCCCTTACGTTGACCCACCAACCTTTGCGGGGCCAGCTTTTGATGTGCTCAAGGGAGCAACCACATGGGACGATGTTGTCTCTCTTCTAAAGGCATCCGAATTCTATATTATTGACTTTGAAACAACTGGACTCGTTGATCTTGATGATCCAGAGATTAAGAATGACCCCATTCAGATTGCTATCTCTAAAGTTAAAAACCTACAAGTTGTAGATGTATTCTCGACATATATCAATCCTGAATCAAAGCTTAGTGCTTATACATTAAATGGTGTCGGTGATGGCCAGGGCGGAAAAGTTACTCCTGAATTCTTATCAAAATTTCCCACAAAAAAGGAAGTCATGCAGCAGGTCATGGACTTCATACCTCAAGGATCAATTATTGGTGGGCACAACTTCTATGTTTTTGATAAAGAGGTCCTTGATCGGACAATGAAGCAAGCTGGCTTAGACGGTCTGAACTCTTCAGGATATATTGATACTCTTGGGCTTGCTCGACACATGATGCCTAAGTGGTCTCCCGAAAACCCAGATGCGCCGTATAAGGTAGTCAATGGTCAACAGCGCGCAGCGCACACTCTTGAATCTCTTGTTACCTACTTTGGACTTTCCAATAATGGTCGCCACGAAGCCGATGCTGACGTAGCTTCTACCGTTGATGTCCTCAACCGGATGCTTGATCGTGCGCAAAGAGGTCTTGCCCTTACTGGAAAAGAGTTCTCGTACGATAAATCTCTCAATGGCTGGGACCAAGAAAAGTATGACTCTGCAATTACTGAATATCAAGATAGAGCAGTGGCTTACTGGATTAGTCGATACAAAAGAATTTTATCTTTACAAGGACTAGACCCTCAAGAAATTGAAAATCAAATGTTCTCGGACTTTAAGTCCATGAATGATAATCTTACAATTTCTAGTGATAACCGTGAAGCTATTATTACTCCTGTTCCAGCTACGATTAAGAACCTCCCTGGAGGAACATATGCATATAACATTAGTGATGGCCGAATTGGTCAAGTTGTCGGACTTATTCCTGGTGGAAATCTTCTTGTAAACTATGCTGCTGTTGGTGGAGAAAGAGCACAAAAATTTAACTTAGAGCAAACCCCTGCTCAGATGCTTAGCCCTGTGACTAATCGCTATCTTTCAAGAAATGGTGTGCTTCTTGACTACGGTATGAACGTCAACGAGGGGTCCTCGGACCAGGTGGCAAGAGTTCTGGGATTTAGCCCTAACGTCGGTGAAGTTATCCTAAGCTATGCTGAAAATGTATATCTTAAAAAAGCCGCTAATCTTATAGTTTTAGAGTCTTCAAATCTTGACGGAGCCAACCAAGAACACTATTCAACTATTCTCAGTTTAGTTGATCAACTACTCTTTAAAAAGGGAATTACAAGTGAGATTGCTGAAGCCTATAAGTCTGCTGTAAAAACAAAGGCCTATTCTACTAATGCTGCAAACGGATTGATTGTTAGACTTAAAAATGCTATTGATCAGTTTGACCTTCTCGATGCTAACTCAGACATTGCTGATAGTCTTCCTCAAGGGGGGTTC